CAAAAAGGTGGTAAGCCTGTTTTCTCCAGAAGACAAATACTTCTTTCTGTATCTATTAACAAATCCTCACACTACACAATTGGGTGTATACAAATTGATTCCGAAAATCGCTGCTTTTGAAATGGGATACTCCATTGAGGCCGTTAAGGTTCTTCTGGATAGATTTGAGAATAAGTATAAGGTCTTGAAATTCAATCCAGACACTTCTGAGGTGGCGATTAAAAACTTTTTGAAGCATTCCATAATCAAAGGTGGATCTCCTGTTATGGATTGTCTTCTGAAAGAAGAACGCCAAGTAGAGGATAAGTCACTATTACAGTATATATACAGTAACTTAAATGGAATAGATACTTTAAATATTACTGTCAAACAATACGTAGAACATTTAAGTACAGTAGATACTTTACATATTAATGATAATGACAATGACAATGAACGAATCGTTACACGAATCGTGGACGAATCGTCACAAAGTCCTCAAAAAGTCAATAAACATAAGGGCTTTTACCCGCCTACCACAAGTGACATTATTACTTACTGCACAGAGAAAAAGTTAACACATGTTAATCCAGAAGCATTTATAGATTTCTATGAATCTAAGAACTGGATGATAGGCAAGAATAAAATGAGCAGTTGGAGAAGTGCGGTATCTGGATGGAACAGAAGGGCAATTGAGCGTGGGGATAAGCCATACAAGCCTAAACAGGTTATACAGAATCGTCCAAAGTCAAAACCGGAGCCAGAAGATGATGGTAGACTTCCGATGGAAGAATATTTGAAACTCAATCCGAACATTTAGGTGGTGATGTAACTTGTATCAATTTAAGCCAGAGGACGTTGAAGCATTTGCAAACTATACAGGAATCAAACATTGGGTGCATGGTAATGAGATGATCTTTGAGATCTGTCCATACTGTAAACGCACAGAAACAGACAACAGACGCAAATTCTCGATCAATCTTAAAACAGGGCAGTTTGAATGCAAGCGCAGCACATGTGGAAACAAAGGAAACATGATTACGCTTGCCAGAGATTTCAACTTTAAACTGTCAGATGATTTCAGCAAATTCTACGAACGCAAGAGAGAGTATCGACAGCTTAAACAATTACAGAAACCGCCAGAGCCAAAAGATCCAGCCATAACATATCTTATGAGCAGAGGCATCAGCAGAACGGTTGCGGAAAGGTATCACATAACATGTCAGGACAGCAAGCCAGACATTCTTGTATTTCCGATATATGACGAAAACGGCAAGATGGTGAATGTGAAATACAGAAATACCAAATTCGTCAAGGGTGAGACACAGGGCAGTAAAGAATGGTTTGAGCCAAACTGTATGCCATATCTGTACGGAATTCAAGCATGGAACGGCAAGTATGACAGGATGATTCTTACAGAAGGACAATGCTTTGACGGTGAAGCTGAAATCTTAACTCCAGATGGATGGATAAGGTTTGAAGATTATTGCGGCCAGGATGTATTGCAAGTAGACGAATACATGCAAGGATCGTTTGTAAGGCCGAAACAATTTATCGTAAAGAGACATAGTGGAAATATGGTTTCTTGCGAAATAGGCGGCAACTATTATACAAACACAACAGATGACCACAATCTTGTCTTTGTCACAAAAAAGGGAAAGGTAATTAAAAAGAAAGCATCAGAGAAAATCAGTACAGCATATAGCATTCCGACAGCAATAAATTTAAGCGAAAGCAAATACAAACGGTGGAAAAATGAGATGTTTGCTCTATATATCGCCGTTAGCGCAGACGGAAGTATAGATTTTCGGAAAAACACTGGATGGAATAAGCCAAAAGCGGATCGGTATGTGAGATTTGGCATTTCTCTTGAACGGAAAGCCAAGAGATTGAGAGAGATACTAGATTGCTTGGAAATTAAATACTCCGACACGATTCTGGCAAATGGATATACGTCAATATGCTTTTATTGTCCAGAATGGCTTACTTCAAAATACCTTCCCTATGGATTTGCGACAGGAACAACACTGAATCAGAAACAATTCATAATCGAGGAATTAACTTTATGGGATGGAAATAAGGTTAAGGGAAGAAACCAATATGAGTTTACATCCATCATAAAACATAACGCAGACGTAGTTCAGTTGATTGCGTCTACATGCGGATACATGTCAACGATAATGTCGAAGCAAAATGGTGGAAATGGACAATTCGTAAAAAGCTACTGCTATAAAGTGAGCATCCTTCTGAACAAAAACCATGTAAGTACGCAACAGTTTGAAAATCATAAAGTGGTATATCACGCAGATCAGAGAGTGTATTGCGTTACTGTCGATACTGGAATGATACTTGTAAGGCAAAAAAACAAAATAAGCGTAAGTGGTAACTGTGATTGTATTTCTGTAGCAGAAGCCGGAATAGAGAATGCTTTTTCAGTTCCAGGTGGAGCAAAAGGTTTCACATGGTGGCCTCCGTCATATCAGTTTGTTAGTAAGTTCAGTGAAATCATTATCTTCGGTGATTATGAAAAAGGAGAAATCACACTTCTGGAAGAAATGAAACAGAGGTTTGGTGGACAGATCCGACATGTGAGAGAAGAAGATTATCTGGACTGCAAGGATGCCAATGATATTTTACAGAAATACGGCAAGGAACAGATTCAGAAATGCATAAATAATGCAATTCTCGTTCCGATAAAGGACGTAACTGATCTGGCAGATGTACAGGACGTAGATATATCAAAACTGGAAAAACTGCCGTCTGGAATCAAAGAATTGGACAAGTTGTTGTACGGTGGACTGCCGTTCGGCGGGGTGCATATCATCACAGGAAAGTCTGGGTGTGGTAAATCAACACTGGCAAGTCAGTTTCTTGTGAACGCTATCGAGAACGGATATACGTGCTTTGCATATTCCGGGGAATTGCCAAACTACTTGTTCAAGGGATGGATGTCATTTCAAGTGGCTGGTGGCAAGCATGTATATGAATCCGTGAATGACTGGCGTGAACCAGTATACGGATTGTCTGAGGAGAACAAGAATCTCATATCTGAATGGTACAGAGACAAGATGTATATTTTCGATAATTCTGTAATTGATGGAAATGATGAGTCCACTAATCTTATCGAGATAGTCAGAAGAGTAATCCAACAGTACGGCGTGCGGGTAATCCTTTTGGACAATCTTATGACTGCGATGACGATGGAGAAGACGTTCGGAAATGACCAGTATGAACGCCAGACCGATTTCATGAACAAGCTAAGAGGATTGGCAGTCAGATACAACGTGATGATTCTTTTGGTGGCACATAAACGGAAGAACGGATACGCATCAGATGAAAGTGACGAGATCGCCGGGAGCAGCAACATAGCAAATCTGGCAATGCTGATAATGACGTTCTCTAGGGTAGAGACAGACAACAAGCAAGAGGAAAAGGATACCAAGAACACAAGGATTCTGAGAGTTCCGAAAAACAGACTGTTCGGAAAAATCACAACAGATGGATTTGTGCTTGAATATGATGAACGGTCACGTAGGCTCTGGAACACAGCAGAAGAAAGAGACAAAGAATATAGTTGGATTCCAAAAACAAAGGAAACTACTACGCCAGAGGGATTTACACAGGTGGATTTGGAAATTCCAGTATTTCAGTGAAAGGTGATGATCAAATGATCGAAATGAATATCAAAGACTTGGTGAACCGCATCGGTACGGTTACGGATCAGATTAATGCATTGAGCATTGCGGATGATATTGCGGTGGCAGTCAGCGATGAGATCCCCGTCAGAATGTCGCAGAAGCAGTGTCGAGATATTATCAAGTCATTGGAGCAGTACAGAGATATTCTGTCGGACAGAGCAGACACAACGATGATTTATTTTTGAGGAACAGATATGGCACAGATAACCGAAGAACAGAAAGCCAATATGCAGATGGTATTCAACGGTTTGGCAAAGTATTTCAAGGCGTTGAATCTTCCGGATAACTATCAGAAACGTGTTAATGAATACATGACCAAACTCTGGCAGATTATCAAGGAATACGGCGCTCCTGAGAGCCGAAAGGCTGATACGCCAGAATCAAATGATTACTGGACTGAGTTTGTCAGAGGTATGGATGCCTTGCATGAGCAGTATACCACAAGAGATAACTACGATATCGTGAGATACATTCATGGCTTTATGTTCGATTTGATTCAGATTACGGAGAGGTGGGCGAAAAAGTGAATGGACAAATGACTTTGTTTGACATCATCCGGGAACCGCTTGAGATACATCAACCGATTAGACTGATAGAGTTGTTTGCCGGGTATGGTTCACAAGCTATGGCACTGGAAAATCTTAATGTTGATTTTGAACATTATCTGGCTGTCGAGTTCGATAAATATGCCATAGCAAGCTATAACGCAGTTCATGGTACAGATTTTCCAGTGATGGATGTAACGGAGATTCATGGTGAAGATCTAAAAATTGTGGATACGGATAAATATTGTTATATCATGACATATTCATTTCCATGCACTGATTTGAGTATTGCGGGAAAAATGATGGGAATGGAAGAAGGCTCCGGCACGCGCAGCAGTCTCCTTTGGGAAGTAAAAAGACTTCTGGAAGAAACCAAAAATCTTCCGCAGATACTGCTCATGGAAAATGTTACGCAAGTTCATTCAGCAGACAATATGCAACATTTTCAGAGGTGGTTGGATTTTCTGGAAAGCAAAGGATATGTAAGTTACTGGCAAGACCTAAACGCAAAGGATTATGGCATTGCACAGAACCGTGATAGAACATTTTGCATCAGCATCTTGGGCGAGTATAACTATAAGTTCCCGGAACCAATAAATTTGCGATATATCATGAAAGATTATCTGGAAGATGAAGTGGATGAGAAATACTACATGAACACGAAAAAAGCCGAAGAATTGATACAAAAATTGCTTGACAACGGCACACTTGCCGCCGATGCTGACGCAGAGCAGAGCAGAGGTGGATTATCGACACTGATGGAACACTTGACGGAATCTACGTCATTGAAGAAGCCGATTGATTTAACAGTCAATGATCCATCTGAAACATTTATAAGCAACTCAATTATGGCAAGATAGGACAGGGGCATATCAAACCAGAAGTCAATTGGGGGGGGCGTCC